GTCAAGTGGGATAACAGCCTCAGCCTGTCCACCCTCAGCGATGTTTGCGAGAACTCCACCTGGGCGTGGCATTACGATTCCACCCTCGGCAAGTCTTGGGATTGTGACCTTTGGAATTGTGCCAATCTGCAAGTTGATACCGATGGCCTTGCCAGCTCCAAGGACTGTGTTGATAAGCCCAATCAATCCATTGATTCCAGAAATAATAAAGTTGATGTAGCCCTCGACAAAGCTAAGTATTCCGTTGAGCGCACCCTTAGCAATGTTGCCAATAGCACTAAAGATTGCACCAAAGAATTGACCAATCTCAAACAGAGCCAAGCCAAATGCGTTACTAAATCCCTTGATCCACTTACCAAGGTCAGCAAACAACTTGTCCCAGCCACCATACAAGTTCACCAGCCAGTCAATAAGTAAGACCACACCAGCTACTAGAAAACCAATCAGGGTAATTACCTTCACAATCGGGTTAGCGTTCAAGGCAAAGTTGACAGCAAGGATAGCAATAGCGAGAGCAGCAAAGATACCAGCCAAGACTGTTATCACACCTGAGTTGGCAGCAATGTAGTCAAAGAAATCAACAATCAGCGGTGTCAAAAATTCGATGATTGGAAGCAGCCCAGTTCCGATTGCCTCAGCCATCTCACCAAAGGCAAGACCCATCTTTGCCGAGTCAGTTGCGGTTGCCTCAGCAGCTCCACCAACCTGTGTTTCAAGCTCATTTAGAATAATGTTCTGGGCACTAGCAGCATCACCAGCATCAACAAAGCTCTTAATCATTGCCTCTTGTTGGTCGCTTAGTTGCACACCAACCTTGCGAAGTGAGCTAACACCGGCAATAGGGTCTTGCAAAGCTTTACCAAGTCGGACAGCATTGTCCTCACCTGTTCCACCGAATACTGCTGCCATGTCAAAGGCCGCGATTGTTGCTCTGTCAAAAGCACCACCAGCGGTGCCAGCGGTAATCGCCAGGTCTTTGAAGGTAAGCAACTGAGCCTGTGTTGACTTGACCAGCTCATCGTCAACAGCAATCTTTTTCATTGTTTCATCGGCAAAGGCTTTGAGTCTGTCTGTTACAACCTTGGTGTTAGTTCCAAACAATCCCATTGATGTAGCAACGCTGTCGAGCCTGTTGTTAGCAACCTGAGCTTCCTCGGCTGCTCTTACAGCACCAACAGCCAAGCCACCTAAAGCAACCAAACCTATCTGAGCAGCAGGTGCTAGAGCTTTAGATACAGCTCCAATCTTTTCCATTGGGGTATTTAGTCGCTCAAGCTCGCGACTTAGCTTGTCAAAGCCAGAGCCATTGAAGTTGCTGAAAATGCTGATATTGATGGACATTATTTATCTATCCTGACAATGTTCTTGTTGACTTGATCCATGTACTCTTGTACACCTGCTAAAACGCTTGCTTGGATAAATGGCAACTGGCCTTCAGCCTCAGACCAGACATACCTTGATGGTTCACCCTTTATTGCTTGAGTCATAATCTGACCTTGGGTTGTTACCTTGTGCTTTCTACGAGTGCCACGCCAAGGATAGCTAGATGTTTCTGATTTGCGTGTTAGACCAGACTTACCTGCCATGTCAGCAATGTTAAAAGCTACGCCACCGAACTTTACAGATAGCAAAGGTGTTGAACCAGTTAACCCTTTTTTAGCGTTGCGACCAGATACCTCAGTCTTAAAAGTGCCTGGCTTCCAAGCTGTCCGACCTCGGTGATCTCTAAATCCTCTGGTTGGACCAAGCATTGGCGAGCTACCAAGAACTCGGTTACCTAGTAAGTCACCGGTGCGCTTCATGTGTGCGCGGATAGCAAAGAATAGGTCTTGGTCAACCTTGCGGATTTCGGCAAGGGTTTCTCTAATGCCGTACACCTCGACTGACTGGCTTACTTTCATTTCTCTACCTACGCTTATTCATGGCTTCTGATTTACCCTTCAGATACATCTGCATGGTAAACAGCATCCGTTCGGATTCCTGCATCAGCACCGATGGTGCAATCCCTGTTTCACAAGCTAAGGCTGCAATAAAGAGGTGGGAGCTCTTATCTCCCAGTCCCTTTATTCCTTTACTTTTGGGTTTGTGTCGTCACCCTCGATGTTCTCAAGGGAATCCACAAAGTCCTCAAAGCTCTTGTCAGTTTGCTTCTTGCGGCGTAGGGCGTTCCAAACAATGTAGGCAAGGTAAGTCAGGCGTGGGTCTTTCTGAATCGTTGTAACTGCCACATTGAACTTATCCTCGAAGGCGATGAAGTCCGGTGTGCCACATACAACTGATTCCTTAGAACCATCTACAAACTCAACTTTGAAAGGGATTTGCATGGCTCTAGGCTGTCGCTCTAGTTAACGCTCCACTTAGCTGCCAAGTGATTCCCACTGTGGCTAGGTCCCCCACCGTTGAAGCGTAAGGGGTATATTGTGAAACCAAAAATGTTCCAGAGTAGCTAGGGTTCGATGAGGTTACAGTTCCTGAAGTTGGGACAACAGTTACAGTTGCGTTGGTTCCTAGTAGTGGCCAAAGAATTGAGTCAAGTGCGCCAGCAGCAAAGTCCTGGTGGAACTCTAGGGTGATTGAGCCAGACTTTAAACCCGCTATCCTAGTTTTCCACTCAGATCCAAAAGCTGTTGTTTCTTGTTCATCAATTTCTATTGGTAATTCAACAGATGCCAAAGAGGTGCTGAGGTTGGTTCCATTGATGGTGACTTTATAGTCGGTTGCTACGAATTTTGCCAATTTATGTTTCTCCTAATCGGCAAATACATCAACAGCAAATTCAGCCGCCAAGTAAGTGCCATCATTCATTTGGATGGGTGTGTAATTTGTCATTTCAGTCACTCGGCAATCATAGGCGTAACCACCAAGTGTCTTATCTGATTCTACTGCGTTCTTGATACTTGAGGTGCCTGTGCTAGAGCAGAAGGCATCAAGCGATCTCTGCGCGTACTTTTCTGCTGCCCTGCCAACAACGACAACAACAGAAAATCGGTAAAGCGTAAGACCCTTATTGAAGGCTTGGTTGTAGTCCACAGTCGTTGGTCTAACCAAGGCAATCGGTGGGTTGGGATTGTCAGGCATTTCTGCGCTAGTGCGTAGTCCTGTAATTGTGCCAAGGTTGGTGGCGATAGCCGTTCTTAGCTGGCTGATGAGTGCCACTATGCAAACCTGATTCTGCGGTATGGGCCAACTAGCTGTGCGACATCTGGGTCAAGCTGGTTGCTGACTCGCATGATTCCGATGTCAGAGATACCTGCCACACCAAGTGGGCTGTCTAGTCGCTTGTAGATTCGGCTGGATTGGATTACACAGGCTTGGGTTACAGCGATTGGGACTGCTGACCAACCCCAAGTGCCGGTGACTTGGACAGTTGCTTCACCTTCCCATTGGGTAAACAAGTAATCCCCAACAGCGCGGATGTGGGTGTATGAAGTAGGCAACCCATCAACTCTGCCGTTTAGTGGCTCAAGCTGGTAGTCGTTAGCTGTCCAAGTTTGGTCAAAGCTTCCATCATCGTCTGACTTGGTTTTGAGGTCAGTCAGGGTGATTAGATCGTCAATCTCCACCATGAGGTAATCCATTGGGGTATAGATTCTGGTTGCTGTGCCTAGAGCTGAGAAGCTGCGGTTGGTGTATCCGTCAATAGCGCGAGAGCCTGACTCAATAGCCATCTCTAGCAGGGTGTCATCAACGCTGTCTGTGATTCTTAATGCACTTTTAACTTGTGATAATGAGGCGTAGCCTTGGGTGATTGCCATAATGTTCTCTATTCTACTGAATCAAAAAGATACTAATAAGGCTAGTCCCAAGAGTTCTCTCGCCTTATCTTTAGCGACCACTCGCCACCATTGAGGTTATTCTCAGCTCGTCTTTCCTCGTAAAGTCTTTGGTTGATTGAAAAGGTGCGAGCGTTCTTAGGGCCATAGCCAGCAGCAATGGTTGAGCTGTTGTTGTGGTGAATTGTGGCATGGATGCGCTTTTTAGGTATGCCATGCGCATCAATAATTCTTTCATAGTCATTGTCATCAAAGTAAAGCGGATGAAACAGCTCGCTAGCCAGTCCAGCCTTTAGAACTACTCCCTCACCGATAGCTAC